CATTACTACCTATTATTTACAGCTACCTATGGTCAGCAAAGAATAAGTAAAGAAGTGCAGCTAAAAGCATTAGAAGATAAGTTATTTAAAGAGTTGGAAATTAACCCTAATAGTAACTTATGTTATCAGTTAGAACAACAGTATTGCACTTTTTTATTAAAATAATTGTTAAATAATTTGGTGGAATGGAAAATGTTTTGTAGATTTGCAAATAGTTACATTTAAAACGTGTGGCCTACTGGGCTAAGTAATAGGAGTAGTTAGCAATAGCTACTCCTTAATTAAAAAGAAACTAAAACTAAATAAAAATGGATATAACAGGAACACTAAAAGTAATTAATGATACTAAACAAGTATCTGATAAGTTTAAAAGCAGAGAGTTTGTACTAACTGATAATTCAAGCCAATACCCTCAACACATTTCATTCCAATTAACTCAGGATAAATGTAATTTGTTAGATGGGAAAGCTATTGGAACTCGGGTAACTGTTCACTTCAATTTAAGAGGTAGAGAATGGACTAATCCACAAGGTGAGGTTAAGTACTTTAATTCTTTAGAAGCTTGGAGGTTAGAGTTTAATATTGAAATTAACACTACTAACAATGTAGCACAAGGTAGTGCAGTACAAGCTGATGATTTTCCGTTTTAGTCTATTGCAAACAACAATAATCAACAATAATTATCAATGCCATTTATAAAGGGTAAGTCAGGTAATGAAAAAGGTCGGGAAAAGGGTAGTAAAAACAAACTTACTCGTACCTTTAAAGAAATCTTAACGGATGCTTTAGAAGCACTACAAGAAGATAAAAAGAATAATCTTGAGGCTTGGGCAAAAGAGAATCCTACTGAGTTTTACAAGATAGCAAGTAAGTTGATCCCAAGTGAAATTAGTGCAACAGTAGAAAGTAAAGTAATAACAGTAATACCACCAAATGATAACAAGTAATCATCTTATGGATTTAGGTTTTGTGCCTATGCCTTCAACAGTAGGGATCATATTTTCTATTAATGAAAAGTGTCAGGGTGTATTAAGTGGAGGTGTATTCTATTTTAAGCTATCAAAAGATGGTGAGTATTTGCAGGCTAAGAATGTAAACCACCTAAAGTGGCTGTATAAACGAGAACACAAAGAGAATGTACACAATCGAATGGTGCAAGTGGGATAAAATCGTAAATGAAGCCTTTATACCGTTTATAGAGAATAAAGACAGGTATTTGATACTGTACGGTGGCAGAGGTTCTTCTAAGTCAAATTTTGCAGCAAAAAAGCTAATCTATAGGTGTTTAACTGAAGATTACTTTAGGTGTATATTAGTTAGGAATACCTATGCAGCAATTAAAGATAGTAGCTACCAAACCATTAAAGATATTATTTATGAACTTGGATTAGGTGAGTTATTCGAGTTTAAGTTGCAACCTTTAGAAATCCATTGTAAGAATGGTAATAGCTTTATTGCAAGAGGTTGTGATGATACACAGAAGATCAAATCAGTTAAAGATCCAAGTGCAATATGGTGGGAAGAAGATATACCTGAAGAAAGTGATTTTATCACAGTTACTACATCAGTAAGGACAACTAAAGCACCTTATTTACAGGAAATATTCAGTATTAACCCTGAAGTAGAGGGTGATTATAAAGACCATTGGTTTTATAAACGATTCTTTGGTGATAAGGTAGAAAAGTCTTTTAGTAGTGTTACGCCTATGGCTATAGATGAAAATACAACAGTTGATCTAACTTATACAGTACATCATAGTTGGCATCAAAATAATAAGTGGTTGCCTCCTGAATTTATAGCCTTTTTGATGGATTTAAAGACTAAGAACCCTTATTACTATACTATCTATTGTTTGGGATACTGGGGAAACAAACAAACTGGTGGTTTATTCTATAAGCATTTTGATAGGGCAAAGAGTACTGATAGTAAAGTAGCCTATAATCCTGATATTGCATTACACTTAACATTCGATTTTAACGTGAATCCTTACATGAGTGCTTCACTTTGGCAGGTAGTTGGTAAGGTTGCATACTGTATAGATGAATTTGCAATGGTAAGTCCTGATAATAATACAGCAGGAGTATGTAAAGAGTTTACACGTAGATATTTAAGCCATAATGCAGGTTTATTTATCTATGGTGATCCTTCCGGTAAAAATGAAGATACAAGAAGTGAAAAAGGGCATAACGATTATACAGTAATAAGAAAAGATTTAATACAATTTAATCCAGTTAGTAGAGTAGATAGTAAACATCCTCCAGTAGTAACAAGGGGAAACTTTATAAATAATATATTCCAAGATGGATTTGAAGGTGTTAATATAATCATAAGTGAAAAGTGTAAGCATTTCATAAATGACTTATTATTTTTAAAAGAAGCAAGTGATGGTACAAAGTTTAAGGAAAAGACTAAAGACAAAGAGAGTGGTATCACCTATGAGAAATATGGGCATTTCACAGATGGATTTGATTATTTCATCTGTAAATGTTTTAATACAGAGTTCCTGATGTATCAGAATGGCAGAAATCCAGTACAAAGGTCATTAGGTGGCAACACATTCAATAGCAAAGTAAAGTATTAAAGTGTTACACTATTAGAATTAAGGTGAGCTAATAGTTATTTTTGTACTATTCAATAAACTAAAATGGCACGCCTTCTAAGAAATACTGATTATTTAAGACAGATACAAGAAGCTAATATTCTTCAGATAATTGAAGAAGATGAAGATGTACGTTATTATTCAGAGCAAGCTGCACAATCTGAAATGATCAGTTATTTATCACAAAGATATTTAACTGATAAGGTATTTACAGATACAAGTGTTTTTGATGTTAATGCAACTTATTACGGTAAAAATCTAATAGAATACACTGAAAATGGTTTTGTTGTTAATACAGCCTATATTGCAGATGATAGAGTTTCCTATAAAGGAAACATTTATAAAAATATACTTGCTTGCACCGGTGTGCTTCCTACATTTGCTACTAATTGGACTGTTGTTACAGAGGACAAATCACTTTACTATGCAAAGACTTCGGAAGCAGAATATTCTAATAGTACTACTTATGCTATTGGTTCTATTGTATGGTATAACAATATTGTTTATACAGCAATAGCAGAAACATTAGCACACTTACCAACAGATACAGGTTATTGGAGTGCAGGATCAACTTATTCTTTCGATGGTTTTTATCCTGAAGATACAGCATATTGGACTAAAGGCGATAATAGAAATCAGCAGATAGTTATGTACCTAATTGATATTACTTTATACCATTTACATAGTAGAATTAATCCACGTAATGTACCTGAATTAAGGTCTATTCGTTATGATGGTGCTAATGCTTTGCAAACTGGTGGAGCAATTGGATGGTTAAAGAAAGTAGCAAGTGGTGATGTTAACGCAGATTTACCTGTAATTATACCAGCACAAGGTAATAGTATAAGATATGGAAGTGTAACTAAAAACACAAACACTTACTAATGGAGTTATTCGGTAGACACATACCATTTACAAAGGTTAAGGATGCTTCAGCAAACTTACCTAAGTCAGCTAATATTCAAAGAAAGATAAACTTTGAGCAAACTCTGCACAGAACACGCCAAGATATTGGAACGTGGAGATCAGCAATGCTACAAGCTGAAAGTTTACACTATCCTAATAGACAGGAACTTTATAGACTTTACAAAGATGTAATGTTAGATGCTCATTTAACAGGATTAATCAATACACGTAAATTTCAGATCCTACAAAGCGAGTATAAGGTAGTTGATAAAGCAGAAAATGAAGTAGAAGATAAAACAGAGTTGATTCATCAGAAATGGTTTTATGATTTCTTAGATAATAGCTTAGATTCTATATTTTATGGATTTAGTTTAATTCAGTTTGGCTCTTTACAAAATGATGTATTTAGTACTATTGATTTAGTACCACGCCAATATGTTAAACAGGAGTTTGATATAGTAGTAGAAACACCATCAGCAATAACAGGTGAAAACTTCTTAGATGGTAAGTATAAAGGATGGGTAATTGGAGTAGGAAATAAAAGAGATTTAGGTTTATTAGCAAAAGCTGCACCGTATGTACTTTGGAAAAAGGGAGCAATGCAGGCTTGGGCAGAATACACCGAGATATTTGGTACACCAATAAGAATTGGTAAAACAGATGTAAGAGATGAAGTAACACGTAGTAATATGGAAGGATTCCTAAAAAATATGGGTGTTTCTGCTTATGGTGTATTTGATACAGATGATCTTATAGAGTTAGTTGAAAGTAACAGATCAGATGCTTTTGATGTATTTGATAAAATGATTGACAGATGTAATTCTGAGTTGTCTAAGTTAGTTTTAGGTCAAACAGGTACATCTGATGAAAAGAGTTATTCAGGTAGTGCAAACGTACACGAACGCATTCTAAAGATGTATGGTGAGCAAGATGAAATGTTTATAGAGAATGTAATTAACTTACAGTTATTACCATTGCTTAACTTTCATGGTTTAGGATTTGAAGGATTAAAAATAGAGAGTGAAGAAGAAGATAAGTTTAGCTATGAAGAAAAGGCTAAGATTGATTTAGAGTTATTGAAATATTATGATATAGATCCTAAGTATATTGAAAGTGAGTACGGAACGCCTGTAATGGCTAAAGTGCAACCTGTAGATACTAAAGGTAGTGTAGCAAGTGTTAAAAATAAGTTAGATGAATATTATAGCTAATGTGTAGTTTCTGCAATGTAACAAATAGCAGCGAAAACTTATTAGACATATTTAGTGATTCAGAAAGGGATAAGTTTTTAAAGGATATTTACAGTGGTATTGTAACAAATACTTCTTTAGATATTAACTATTATTATAAAGTAGCACGTAAATTAACAGATGGTATTTATCAAGGATTTGGTAATGAACTTATTAAGACGCAGTGGGGAACGCCTGACTATGATATGCTTTCTAACTTACGTGAGAGTGCGTATATTTTTAGCGCTGCGAAGGATTACCAACAAACGAAAGAAATAAGTTCTTTACTTACTACTGGAAAAGGATTAAAGCCTTTTAGTGAATTTGAGAAAGATGCTTCTAAAGTATTTGATAAATATAATAGAAACTATCTAACTGCTGAGTATAACAGTGCAATAGCACAGGCACGATCAGCGAGTTTGTGGATGGAAATTGAGAGAGAAAAACGGATTTATC